TCACCAGCCACCATGTCCCTAAAAGGATACTTGTAGCCTTTAAGAGAATTTTTAGGAGCGACTGGTAGTTTTACATTCTTTTCAATAGTAAACATAATAAACCCTTTCTAGGTTTTTAAGTTGAGCAGTTTTATGTGATGCTTAGCACAAGTGGTTGAGGTGTTTAGAACATTGCCTCTAGGTCTTCTTCTTTAGCTACACCTGTAGAAGATGTAGCAGGAGAAACATCACCAACAACATCAAAGTCGATGGAGTTAGAACCATTGTATTCTACAAGATCAGTTACTTGAATAGCAGTAAGTGAGCTCATAATACCTTGGCGTCCAGCTTTATCGTATGGGAACTGAAACAAGATTACGTTACCACGAGATCCGTTGCCTATTGTGGAGGCGTCAATTGGTTGCTTTGTGTTATCAACAACACGAACTTTACCATTGCTTTCACCATTAGCTTTGAACTCTTTACGCTTAAGAGACGCTACCCATTTGCCATCTTTTTCTTTCATAGCAATGTGATTAGCAATGAGATCTTTAGCTACATCAGAATTATCTGTTGCAATTTGGATCTCATACTGTGAAGTACCGAAAGGTGATTGTGGTGTTACCAGACGAGCCCAATTAAGTTCAATGTCTGAGATTAGATAGTTACGTGGCTTTTCCATAGGTTTTCCTTTACATGGATTGTGAGAGGATATCTCTCTTTTTAAATCGATCCCCCTGTGGGTCGATTACTATTGGTTACTGTTAGAATCTTCTTTGAGAATAATCCTAATCCAGTCATAAGCATACCAGATACAGAAGATCAGCCATGCTGTTATTAGACCTGAGAGTAATAACATTAGTTACTTCCTTTGTTTAGATCTTTGATCCTAGCTTCAACATGTCTCAATCTATCGTATAGGTTCTCAAGTTCATCAAGAACCCATGAGGGTCTGACACCATGACCATACTTGTTGTGTAAGTCGTTGATCTCATTTTTATACATTGAGGCACTGGTTTTAGCCAGCTCTATTTCTCCACACATACTCATTATGTATACCCCAAGATTTCTTCAACATAGTACTTAGCTTTCACTTCAGTCATAAGAGGATATTTCTCTATGGTTGCTTTGATAGCCTGTTCTTTTGTTAGCTTAGTCATTTGATACATCCTCATGTGTTAAAAGTGATAGTAGTTCTCCAACTGACCAACCAGACCTACGAGACAACTCCTTCAATGTAAGATCGGGAGATGAATCGTATGTGTCTACTATGTCATCGACATCCCAGACTTTAGGGACACCATGTGCAAGGTCTTCTTGCTTTTCAATTAGAGTACGAGCATTCTGAAGAGTTTCTATGAGACTATCCAGAGTATTATCATACTTCATAATAACCCAATCATGAGATCCTGAAGGTAAGATGGCAACCTCTTGAACTGAGGTCACTTCACTCACACCCGCTTCAAACTCTTGATGTTGTGCTATAGAGATGTTTCTGTTGAGGTGCTTTACTTTTATGTTGTTTGTATTCATTGACATTATTTGTCTTCCTTAAAATCAGGTACAGGAACTTCCTCTGTTACACTTATTACTTCATACCCAGCACTTTCCCAGCCTGCTATTATATCTGGGATTTTCTTTGGGTCCATGTAATAAGATAGTTCGTGAGTTACATTATCTTGATGTACGAATGATTTATTTACAGACATTTTGAAGTCTTGTTTCATTTGATTGTCCTTTCGATAGGTGATACTTCGATGAACTCTATATGATATCCACCGAAGTCTTTTACGTGTACACCCATACCATTGGCATCGATGTAGAATACTTTGATTACTGCCCATGTTAGGATAGCAGCGCAGAGGAGCATAGAGAGTTTAGGCATTAGTAACTAACCCCTCTATTTCACTATCATCACCGAATAGCATAAACCAGTCTTCAGGTGTAAGACCAGTCTTTATGAACTCACGTTGATCTGCATCAAGCATTGGGAAGGCATCTTGTATATTAGCACCTTCTGACCATGCAACATAACAATCATTGAATACTGTTTGAAGCATGTCGAATTCCATTGTGTTGTTTTCCCCAGTGATGGGTGATTTCTTGGTGTAGTGTATCATGTTATATCTTTCCATACGATAACATTACATTGTATGTCTTTCCATACGATAACATTACATGGTATGTCTTTCCATACGATAGTATTACATGGTATGTCTTTCCATACGATAGTATTACATGGTATGTCTTTCCATACGATACGGTTAGTCATGGTATATCCTTTCAAGATATATTCAGTACAGGGACAACCCCTATACTTCTTCTTAGATCTGGCCCCTGTGGACAGATCACATACTATCCGAACCAATCAGATAGAGTATGGATAGATCTATAAGAACCTAAGAGATACACATAGCTTGATCTCATCTGAGAGATATTGAGAGAGCTGAGAGAGTATTGAGAGATGCTGAGAGATCTATAAGAGACTGAGAGATCTATAAGAGACTGAGATATTTTATAGTATAGGTATATATAGTAACCTAAGGGAGGGACTGGATAGCTTCTCCCTATAAGGAACTTAGAGAATGATATATGATTGATACACCATCCCCCCACAGTCTCTCACAGAATCCCACACAATCCCACAGTCCCGCTAGATCCTATGCCACAAGAGACTCTCAGAGAGCCTCACAGAACCTATAGAGGGCTCAGAGTACTCACAGTACCTAAGAGATAGACACCTACCTGAGAGAGCCTCTGAGGGATTGAGGGGGTACCTAAGTTATATAAGGGTACTATAATAAAAAACAATACTTACAGGCTCTCTCTCAAAGACTCTCTATGAATCCTCAGGGGTACCCAAACCTGCACAGATACACACAGAATCCTAAAATATACCACAAATATACATACAGAATAACAACCATGCAGGTCCTAAACCTCTAAGTCCCTTATAGGGACAATGTGATATAGAGGATACACCATGAATAACAAAGAGGTTATGACTCTTCTTAGGGAAAAGGAGAAGAGGATTAAGCTAAAGGAGTATGAGAATAACTTTACTTCTTTTGCTGAAGAACAAATACAGATTATAACTAAAGATACATCCAAAGGTTTCATACCCTTTAAGTTCAATGAGTGTCAGCAACGTATAACAGATGCCCTCACAGAACAACAAAAGAAGACTGGTATGGTTAGGGCTATTATACTTAAGGCTAGACAACAAGGTATTAGTACGTACTGTGCTGGTAGGGTCTTTTGGAAATCATACTTCTCACCTCATTCCAGATCAGTAGTTATGGCTCATGACTCTGCTACATCTGATGCATTGTTTAGCATGTCTAAGAACTTGATTAGGAATATGCAAGGTGATTTAGTACCTAAAGAGATTACATCTAATGCTAAAGAGATTAAAATACAGTCTCCTGCTTACAATGATAAAGATGCTATTGGCTCTTATCGTCTCTATACAGCGGGTTCTCCGGAGGCTGGTCGTGGTACTACACCAACGATTGCTCACCTATCAGAAGTAGCCTTTTGGACTCATGATGAGAAGATCTTGGCTGGTTTATTCCAAGGTATCTCCCAAGCACCAGGCACTGAGGTTATCTTAGAGTCTACAGCTAATGGTGCTCAAGGGGAGTTCTACAGGCTCTGGAAGGGTGCTGTTGCAGGAGAGAATGAGTATCTACCTATCTTCCTACCTTGGTTTATAACCCCTGAGTATAGGCGTACAGCCCCTGAGGGTATGGAGTTGTCAATTGAAGAGGAGACCCTCGTAGAAAACTATGGGTTAGATAATGATCAACTCTATTGGCGTAGATTAAAAATAGCAGAAGGTGGTAAGTTAAAGTTTCAACAGGAGTACCCTGCTACAGCGGATGAAGCATTCATTGTGTCCGGTGCTAATGTCTTTGACATTGATAAACTAAACTCCCTTATCCCTCGCCCAGAACAGAAGCGTAGTGATTGGGATCCATCCAGTAAGATGTTTGATGATAATAGGGAAGGTAACTTGTCTATCTATGGTTATCCTAAGTGGGAAGAGCCCTATGTTATTGGGGCTGATGTCTCTTTGGGGGTAGGTCAAGATTACAGTGCTGCTATCGTTATGAATAATAAATATGAAATTGTAGCTGTATATCGTAACAATCGTATTGATCCTAGCATGTGGGGTGAGTTGTTATTCTACTTAGGTAGATATTATAACAATGCTTTCTTAGCAGTTGAGTCTAACTCTATGGGTATTGCTACACTGCAGAAGCTAGAACAGATGGGTTATCTCAATCTGTATAAACAAACAAAGATGGCTAATGTGTCTAATGAGGAAGGGTTACGTCTAGGTTTCAGAACAACATCTGCATCTAAACCTGTAATCATTGGAAACCTAAAGAATCTAATAGACAATGAGGATATTATGATACCCTCACCTATTGTCATTAGAGAACTCAAGGACTACATCTCTACAGCTAGTGGTAAGACAGAAGCAGCTCCTGGTTGTTGTGATGATACTGTCATAGCTCTTGCTATCTGTGCTGAGGTATTACGTACACATTGGGATCGTCTAAACACAAGGAATGTTTCATGGAAAGAGAGGATCTCGGACTGGGAGCAGGACAACACTCAGTGGATTTAGAGGAAGAGTTTCACAATAAAGTACTAGAGTATTGGATACAAGGTAGGGTACCACACGATATGGTGTTGGTTAATCATGAGGATAGATGCCTTGAAGTATACTATGGTTATGCGTAAGATTCTCTAAGTTCCTTATAGAGAATAGAGATTCCTGCATTGTCCTCATAACGCGCTGGTGGTCGCGGCAGGTAAACCACCAACTAATTTTTGAGGAGTATTAAAATGAATATTGTTATCGGGTTACTTTTAGCCCTCATGGTCACTGGTGGTGTAGCACCCCAAACCAAACCTGTTGTAGACCCCATCATTGTTGGTCTAACAGTCGGAACTATTGCCGCTCCCTTAGCTGTCTCAGCTGGGGTTACTGGTAGTGCTTCAATCTTAGGGACTACATACACTAATGCTAATGTTGTTGCAGCTGGAGTAGGTGCTGTTGCAAGCTCTGCAGTTGCTGTAGATAATCTTTTAGATGAAGAAACAGAATAGATAAGTTAAACATCTATTCCATAAGAAAGATTTATCCACTACTGTAAAAAGTAATATACAGTTCGTCTGGCACTAACGCAAAGTGCTACGCCACGAGGTTACACAACCTCACTCGTTACGTTGTTTTGCAGATGGAATTCGCTACCGTATAGTTTGGGTATCAACCAACTATAGCTGAACACTGGGCAGGCGTCATCCTAGTCATGATATAAAACTGACTACATAAAACCATAGGGCATAGCCCCAAGTTTGTTAGTTAGACCCACGGAGGGAGCTATGCGATTTAATGAAACACAAGTTGAACCAAAGAAAGAACCTAAACCTAAAAAAGAAAAGGTTGTTATCAAGGCTGGTAGTAAGGATTATGACTACGCTGAGTTAGCTAAGACTAAGAAGATTCTTACAGGAAGGGGTTCATTCTAATGGCTGGTAATAAGTATAAAGAAAAAGTGTCTGATGATAGTCTAATCAATTTGATTGAGACTGGTATTCAGAACTCTACAGGGGAATGGTTAAACTCCTCTGATATGACACGGGAACGTCAACGATCTACGTATGAGTTTGCAGGTATTGCTGCAGATCACTTAGCACCACAAGGTGTATCTAGTATTGTTGACACATCTACTACAGAAACAGTAGAAGCATACACTGCAATCTTGTCTGATCTGTTCTTAAACAATGGTAAATTGGCTAGATTCGTACCATATGACAACTCCCCAGGCTCTTTTAAAAGTGCTAAGGATGCCTCTATGATTACTAATTATGCTATCTTTAAGCAGAATAATGGGTGGGAACTTATCCAAACCTGGATAAAAAGTGCCCTATTGTGGAAGAATGGTATCATTCGGTGGGACTATGTAGAGGGTTACGACTACGAGTTTGAAGAATACGAGAAGATCTCTCAAGGCCAGTTGGATATCCTCCTTGCTGAAGAAGGAGTTGAGATCATTGGTAACCTAAATTATGAAAATGAATTAGGTGAGTTGAACATGGAGACCGGACAGCAAGATGCTGAGTTGGTTTATGTTGATGTGCGTATTCGTCGTAAGAATGATAACTCTCGTGTTAAGATAGAAAACATCCCACCAGAATCTTTTAGGATTTCTCGCGATGCTAAGTCTATTGATGATGCTAGTTTCGTAGGTATCCAGACAATCTTAACTCGCTCAGAGATCCGTAAGATGTGGCCTGATGTTGCAGACAACATTGGTGAAGATGAATGGGATGAGCTTGGAGATGATACGACTTGGGATGGCAATGGTAGCTATGCAGAGGATATTGCAGCTCGTAAGCTAGTGACAGGTCAGAGTTACCTACAAGGTCGTATGACTGATGACATTACAGCATTAGAAGCCAATCGGGAAGTTACCATAACAGAGTGTTGGATTAACGTTGACCGTGATGGTGATGGGGTTGCTGAACTTAAGCACTTTATTATTGCAGGTGATACAGTCTTGTATGAACAAGACATAGACATGATTCCAATCGCTTGTCTATCACCTATAGATATCCCATATGAATTTTATGGTTTATCTATTGCTGACTTTACACGTTCGTCTACACTGGCATCTACTGCAATCCTTCGTGGGTTTGTTGAGAATACATATCTTACAAACTATTCACCAAAGCTTGCTGATCCAAACGTTGTTGATTTCTCTGCTCTCCAAAACATGAGACCAAAACAAATCATTCCAACCAATGGTAATCCTAATGGTGCTGTAGCTTCAATGCCTCCAGAGGTAATTAGCTCAGGTACTGTACCACTACTTTCACACTTACAGACAATTAAGGAACAGGCAACCGGCATGTCTAAGGCTGCTCAAGGTCTCAACGATTCCTTGTATGTGTCTGGTAACAGTGAATCTAAGGTAGCTGCAGTTCAGTCTGCATCTCAGAAACGTATACAGCATATTGCTCGTAGGTTTGCAGAGACAGGTATGAAGCGTCTGTGTACAGGTGTGTATAAGACAATGCGGAAATGCTTGAAGACACACTCTAAGTTTAGTTACCAAGGTGTATTCGCTGAGATAGATATTACGTCACTACCGTCACGTATGGATGTTGAGGTATTTCTAGATATCGGTGAGAACTCAAACGCAAACATGATTAAGAAGTTTGAGATGCTTGGCGCTACTGTACTCCCAGCACTTAACAGTCAGGGTCAGGGTGTTGTAATTCGTCCAGAAGCCCCTGCTGTCTTAGCTACAAAACTTATAGAATCTATGGGTATTGATAGTCATGATTATCTTGAAGACTACACAACGGATGAGTTTAAGCAGAAAGCGATTCAAACTGTTCAACAGCAATCTGAAAAGGCCCAGAAGGATGGTGCTCTTGCACAACGTAAGATGGAAGCTGATGCATCACTCGCTGAGGCCAATGTTACATTTACCAACGCACAATCTAAGAACACTGTGGATGACAACACTAAACAGTTGGCTATATCTATTGATAAGCATTTCCAACAGTGGGCAGAGATTGATATCAAGGCTCGTAAAGAGGGTATTGAACCCCCAGCACGACCTGACTTTAATCAAATAACAAACCTTGCACGATCAATGATTGCAGGGGAAGCATAAACCATAGGAGGTGGGGGAATGTTTGGATTACCTTTAGAACTAATCACAATGCTTTTCTCCACCATACTTGGTGCAGTTATGTCTATCTGGGGGCAGAACACAAAGAATAAGAATGAACAGCAGAAGATGATGATAAGTGGTATGCAGCAGGCTAGGGATCATGGTAAGAAAGATGTTCACTTCGCGTGGACAAGAAGGATCATAGCCCTCTCTGCTGTATTCTCTATCATCGTGTTACCAAAAGCGGTAGCAGTCTTTTACCCAGAAGTAAGTGTTATAGTGGGTTATACCGAAGTACATGGTGGTATAATTAATTGGATATTTGGTGGTGATGGAACAGTTAAGTGGCAGTCAGCTACTGGGTTTGTGATTACTCCGTTAGATACACATATAGTGTCAGCTATTGTTGGCCTATACTTTGGGGCGGGGTTTACAAAGTGATGGAAAATAAAAGTGTATCTATATCTTTCTTAATAGGTATACTGTTTCAAACAGGAGCCTTAGTGTGGTATGTGTCTAGCTTGGCTAGCTCAATAGAACTTAATTCCAGAGATCTTAGTAGACATGAAGTAAGAATAAACAACTTAACAACTATAATCCAGTCTCAGGCAGTAACATTAGGTCGTATGGATGAAAACATTAAATCCATTCGTGATATGATGGAAGCCAATCGTACTAACGAGGATTAATCTATGGACAACATAAAATTACCTATAGCTTTAGTGTTAGCTATGTTTGTACAAATGGCTGGTGGTGTATGGTGGGTTTCTCAACAAGCAGCTACTATCTCTAACTTGGACGAAACAGTTAGTCAACTTGGATCACGTATGGCTATTGAGGATAACGTAAATTTAAAACGTGATGTTTTAGATAATTCTTTAGAGTTAGAGCACGTATGGGGTGAACTTGAAAATATCTGGGGTGATCTTGCAAGTATGGCAATGACTATTAATGAAATTAACAAAATTAAACAACGTGTGGCTATTATTGAAAATGATCTTAAGTATATAAATCGTGATCATAATTCAATGATAGGTCCACCAGGAAAATAAGTTTGTTATGTGTATTAGCATTTATTTCTTTTAACCATGCGTGGACTACAGGTGGTAATCAACTCTTTCAATACTGCTACTACGACTGTGGGTTACAAAAGAACGGTACATGGTACGACAGGGTTTACAGGGTAAGTTATAATTATGTGTGTCCTATAGAGGTTAGATTCAAATGATTGATCCGATTACAGCCATATCAATTGCGGCAAGCGCCGTAAGCAATATGAAATCTTTGATGCTTGCAGGTCGTGATGCTTCCTCCGCTCTTTCTAAGTTTGCAGGGGCTGTGTCAGATGTGAACTACGCGGCAGATAAGGCCAAGAATCCTGGAATCTTTGCAACTCTAACTGGTTCAGCTGAACAGCAAGCAATTGATGCGTTCTCAGCACACAAGAAGATGCAGGCTATGAGGAAGGAAGTTGAGACGCTGGTGCAGTTTACTTATGGGATGGATGGTCTTGAAGAATATAAAGACACGCTTCGCAAAGTACGCGCT